TACTGAGCAATAGCCTGCGCAAGTGATGTGTCGCTTGTCGGCAGGGTCGGGATATTGATTTCTCCAACAAAATATGTACTGTCAATGAATGCCATCTGGTTTACTTTTTACCCTTTTTCGGAGTCGTTTTTTTACCCTTTTTCGGAGCTACTTTCTTCACTCTTACTTCAGTACCCTCATAGGGGGTAGCGGAACCCTTTTTGATAAGGATCTCCGCTATCTTCCCATGAAGTATTTTTCCAGTTTTAGTAACTGCTTGCATTTTAATACACTCTATAAACTTTGGCTGTTGTGCCAGAGGTAAAGTAAAAACTGAACTTGCCTGTCGTCAGTGTCGCAAGTGTCAGCGTTGCACCTCCTGTGATAATAGCAGGGTTGACAACAGTAATACTCGCATCAAGAGCAAGTGTAACAGTACTGGCTCCTGCAGAGTTGTCAATTATCAGATCGAAGGCCGTCCCCTGGGCGCATCCCGGAATCTGAGCAGCGATAGCCGTTGCCGTTGGTGTCGTCAGAGTAGTTGCCGCTGCTGATGTTGAGGTAATGACCCCTGCGAGCATATTAGCAGCCGAGATATTCCCTGTCGAGTTCATTGCAACTGGCGAATGCACCCTGATTACATTACCGAGAAAGGCTTTCCCTGAAGATGTTATCCCGGTTAACCCGGAAGCCACACCCGCAGCAGTAACACCCCAAACACTCGTATTGATGGCAGCGGTTCCGCTTCCTCCCCCGATGGTCACAAGTCCTGTTGAAGAACCTGTGTTGACATTAGTAGGTTGGTTGTTGCTTGCGTTTATATTCACACCATTACTACCCGACAAAATAGTAGTAGTACTGGTCGAATTGGAACTACCGAGAGCCACTGTTTTAGCTCCTGCCCCGTTGCCAACTGCTATTGACTGCGTTCCCGTTCCTCCCACTGTTACTGTTCCGGTAGTCGTACTGGTCCCGATGTTTACGGCATAGTTAGACCCCGCATTCAGGTTGATGGCAGCTCCTGTGATCGTTGCTCCCGCTGTTCCTGTAATCAGGGTTGAGCCATAGGGAAAGACATTTGCAGTCTTGACCTCAAGAGAAGTTATTGACACGCATTGTGTCGCCCCGCTACATACGTAAGCAACCTTCAGATAATTATAGTTTGCAGCCGTTGTATTGGATATTGTCGCAGGGTTGTTGCTCGTTGATGTCCATGTAACAGGAGTTCCGATTGATGTATAAGAATCACCTGAATTGACTTTCCCGTAGAGGGTAATAGTAACAGAGGGCGATCCTGATTCCGTTGCGAGAGTAGTTGTGATACTCTGTGTCTGCAAGTACTTCTGCGGATTCGTAATCACAACATAGTATGTCTCGCTTGTTTTGACAAAATAACCACCACGTCCTGCAATAGAGTCAGCGGCAGTAAAAACAAACGGCTTTGAGAGCATTGTCAGTCCTTCCCGAATTGATCCCGTTTTATTCTGAGCCATGCTAACCACACTGAGTGCGACTAACATGAAGAATATAAGTAACTTTTTCATAATCCCGTTACTTTAAGATTATGCTTTTGTTATGTTAGTAACAGCAGTTGAGAGGTCATCACAATATATAACTGCAAGTGGATCTCTTACGCCAAAGGCAAGACGGACATTGATACGGACTGTTTTAAATCCTTCGGTAAAGTCGTTTCCGTCATAGCCGACTTCAAGAGTCATCTGCTTGCGGTCTCCTATCTGAAGCATGGCCCTGTCAACTCCGACAACTGTATTAGCACTCATCTTAGCGTTTTCCCTGATCATCAATCCGCATACAGCAACAGGATTACCGAGAGCATCAAAAGCAACCCTTCTGTCAATCCTTGAGTTGTCGAGCTGGTCTTTCTGAGCTGCTATAATATGAACATCGGTAGGTGACATAATCACGTCAGTAAGTTTATAGTTACTTGCTGCTGCCTGAAGTTTCATAGTTGCGATAACATCGATCTCGTTGGCCGCTACAATAGTAGCTGCATAGGTTGTTGAACCTGTGAAATCGGTATGTTTGGATGCAGCGAAAAGACCTTTTATTGTTGCTGTATCATCACCGGCTGAGCCGAGGATCTGATAGTCAACATTGTCTTTTATTTTTGAAGGGCCGACAAGTGCAATTTCTTCCATCACTTCAGGAAGATCATCGAGAGACTCATCAGTAACCCTGAATTTGGTTCCGATGGTTGCACTTACAAACTCAACAGTCTTGAGCAAGAAGCTCGATATTGTTGCTGTTGAACCCTGAGTCTTGGTTCCTGCTCCATCAGAATAGGAATAGACAACAAGAAGGCTCATGTATTTCTTGGTAATCCCTTTTACCGGCATCCAGTCAAGAACATGGGAGTAGATTGTCAGGGGAGTTGTTACCCTGTTCGGGTCCAGTTCAGTAAGACGAACTGTTGCAACGTTACTCTGAACGATGTTTGCCTCGGTCATGTCGGTTTTAATGACCATCTCCGGGGTGTTCTTATTGCCGAGTATGGCAAAGTAATCTTTCAATGACTGTCTTTTGCCGAGATCATCATTTTTCTCAACGAGCAGCGACGGGACATTCTTTGCTGCTTCCTGAACGGCTGCAACAAGTGCCTCTTTGAAGGTCATTGGTTTCTGGTCTTTCTTTGCCGGTACTTCTGCCAGTGCTTTGATAGCAGCGGCATTATCAGCGGTTGCCTGGATCACTTTATCAACACTCTCTTTGAGTGCTTTGATGTCAGCGTTATCCAGTTTTGCGATACGCTCGTTCAGTTCTTTGATCGTTTTTTCAAGGTCAGCCTTGTTGACATTCTCTTTCTGAGAGTCAGCGATAAGCCCCTTGATCTCTTTTAACAAAAGTTCTCTTTCTTCCATTTTATTTGTTTTTTAAGTTTTTAATTAGAAAATTGTAATCGATTTGCTTCAGAGTGGGACTACCCGGCTCTAAATTATTATCAGTGCCATTGAGCGGCTGATTTTTTGGTTCAAGTGTCGGGGTTGCTGAGTTGCTTCCTCTCGGAACAGCGGACCCCTCAATACATTTTGCTTCAAGAACGTACCAGAAATAACCTCTCTCGTCTGCCATCTCCGGGTTGACGATCTGAGAATAATACTTCTGCCATGCCTCAAAGTAATTTGGCATATCTTCATCATTGATAGCCATGTCCATTTTGACATAATACATCCCGACCGAGTGGTTCTTAACCCATTTGTTAGCATACTGATTAAGCATAAAGGGATTTCGGGACTTCAGTATTTCCGATTCAAAGACCAGTGCTTCTGTCTCTCCTTTGAAATCATAACCAAGTTCCGACCATTTAAACCGCTTCGTATATGCCTTGAGTTGTTCTCCGTCAGCAATTATCTTGTCGAACTCCATGTCGTGTTCCTGAAGGTGCATGACGTTTTTATTGTCCTGAAGCGATTTATTCCACAGCCCGGGAAGATGCAGGTCCTGATGTGCATCGAGAAAGTTTGTTGTGTTGATGATACAAACGACTTTCAGCGATTTGAGAGACGTTATATCAATGGGTTGATCTTCTTTAAGTGCCTTGTGTTTGGCATCAAATACTATGGTAGGATTGATGATAACAGGCATATCAACCTCTTTCTTAACTGCCTTTTTCTGAGCAATCAACTTATCTTTGTTGTCTGCAAGGAATTTGAATAACTCCTTTTTGGTTGCAAACTCCATATTACCATAATGTATCATCGCCTTATTTTTTAATCAATTTTTTACCATCCATCTTTTTCTGTCTCTCTTCCTTAATCTTCTTTATCTCTTCGGGTGTAAGTTTCTTTTTCATGCTACAGGATTTAAGTTTGTATCAACAGGAGCCGTGCTTGATCCCGGAAGGTTCCTTTCGTACTTGTAAACATCACCTCCAACAACAGGCTCTATATCCAGTAATTCGAGATATTCGTTCCATGTTATGATGTTGTTGTTATAGGCTGTTTCGGCTGTCCGGGCATTCATGCTCAGTGCTGTTGCCTTCTCTTTGCGAGCCTCCTGAAGTGCTTCTATATGCGAGTAATCAGTCTTTAACTCGAAGCCATAATCACGCATCTTGAGCCTCTCAGTCCAGTACTGATCGTCATTTTCAACATCGGGGATGACTGTATCCTGATATAGTCGCCTGACTGCCTGAATCTGGTTCTCGTATGTTGCTCCCTCCATGTAAGTCTTGTAAAGCTCCGGGGGGATCTTCAGTCCATTGGAGATTATCATCGCATTATTTGAGAACTCCTTATAGATACCCAGCTCGTCAGGACTCATCACGGTCTTTTGAAACTCCACATCAGCGTATGTGAATAATATCTGCTGCTGATCTTCCCTGATCCCGTATTTCGTTCTAAAAGTCTTTTCAACATCATCTTTGAGCGGACCCGATAGCATTATCTGTGTTCCTGTTGCATCTTTGCTGTTGGTTTTCATTATACCCTGCATTCCCCGGTACTTCAAAAGCACGTTCATTGCCTCAAATGCGAGTTGTGTATTGGTAATCGGATATTTGAGGTTTTCAATGCGGGAGGAACCGATGATGGAGTTGCCAATATCAGAGGTGTTGATGTCGTTAAAATGAATGATCCTCGATGAATCGAACTCTTTAACGGGGTTATAGTTGGTCAGGCAGTATTTTTCGATGATCCCTTTTATATCAATCTGGTCATATAATTTGCCCGTTTGCTTTACCTCCACGTATTCAGAGGGCAGGTTCATCAGTGTTCTTACAGTGAGGATGTCGGTTTCGTAATTATTTAGCGGGTTATTGAGATATACATAGTTATTACCAAAGGTTTTCTTCATGTACTCACGTTCATAATTGAACTCTTTGGCACTTTGCAAGGGATTGGGACGTAGAACAAAAAGTCTGTAAGCATTCTGCACTGCGGGTCTTTTATCGCTCCATTCAATCTCTTTGCCGTCCAGGTCGATAAGGTATTTCTTGCCGTTGGCTGCTGCTGAAGCCAGTATGTCAATACAGCCGTATAAAACGGGGTTGTCCGCTACTGCCTGCCGGTATTGATGAGCATTAGACAGGGCAAGCCAAGCGGGTTTGTCGATAAGATACTGGTAGTTGAATGAGTTGATGGAGTTGCGAGTGATTCCAGATCGCTTTGAAAACAGGGATAAAGGAAAGAAGTTATTCCAATCCATTAAATAAATCTTTCCTGCGAAGTTATGCTGAAAAGATGAAATATATCAGGGTGATATATTTATTTTGTGCATGAATTAAACTTTTTCAGGAACCTCAATAACATATACTCCCCTTCTGCCGGGTAACTTTCTTGACCTATGCCCCATCGGAAGTCGTCCTGATTTACATCTCCGCTTAATAGTCATTGCAGAAACAATTTTGTTTCCAAATTTAAATAACTTGCTATATTCAGTGGGCGTGTAAATCATTTCGTAATGTAATAAGCGTTTGTGAAAACGTCCAGAACATTATAACTCTTTGAAATCTTATGCCTTGTCTTGAGCCTGTTAACCTCATTGCGGTTAATAACAAGTAGCGACTGATCATCGAAATCAATTACATAATGCCTTTTACCTCCACATAGTTTATTTACCCGGCTGATTCGTGACCGCTTATCTGCATACTTAACAGCAAAATATCTATACCAGGCTCCCTTAAAAACCCGTGCTTCTGACCTTTGAGTGAGGAAAACAAAATAAAGATTTACGAAGAATTGCAGGAACTTATTTGATGTATGGCTTATCCGCACAAAGAACCTGCTGATTCTTTTGCTCAGCCTGATAAAGAAAATTACAGACCTGATCCACAGCGGGATCTTTTTGCCTTCCGGTACTTTTGACACTTTCTCTTGCAACCAGAGCAGAAACTTTAATCTTAGGGTAGGTTTCATTTATTTGGGTTTTAGTTATCTTCTTTAAACAATGATTTGTACTTCTCCAGATAGGCACACATGCCAGACAATGAATCAGGGGCATCGTCATTCTCGACTGACGTACATAACAGACTCGTTAACTGCACTATGAATTTCTTTAAATCTTCATTTGGATTTTCAGGAAAGTAAAAGAAATGTTTTATCAGTCCTGAATTGGCAAGTATCCTGCCCATCTTATTAGCCTTAGAGAACAATCCGAATATCTCGACCTGCGGAAGTAATTCTCTCAATCTCCTGCTAAAATATGCCCCGAAGCTATTTGTCTCTATTGCCAGTTCGTTTATATGGCAGGTCTTTACTTTGTTTTGTACCTGTCCCTCCTGAATCGTCAGGTTATTTTGATCGAATATCGCATCGAATACATAAACCCTGTTCTGGTAAACCCTTGCAATAGGCATAGCAAAGTTATCTTCCCCTGTATCGGCAGTATCAATATAACCGATAGTAAAATATTCCATGTTCTCAGGAAACTCCCTGTATCTCTTCAGGCTCTTTTCAGGGAATACCTGTCCCTCCAACTCCGTAACCCAACCACCGAGAACAATATTATCATACTCTTTCGGATCATCGACCTGCATCCGCTTGTAGTCAGCAAGTATGTTCTTCGGGATCCTGTTTTGGTCTGCATCCAGGTATGAGGAATGAATATACATGACATTATCTTTAATGCAGTTGTCGCCTCCCTGGAGTCCTTTCTTCTCAAAGAACTCCTTGAAGATCCAGTGTTCCTTAGTCGTGGGGTTCAGTATCAGAATCGTCAGATTGCGTTTGTCTGCGGACCTGATAGAATAGAATATTTTCTTGAATGTCTTGTAGTCGGGAAGCTCTTCCGCTTCGTCATTGATGAACAAATTAAAGCCGGAGAGTGATTTGAGGTTTGCGGTTTGGCCTTTACTACCTGTCTTGATGCCTTTAAACGATATTCTATTGCCCCGGTATTCGACATGCGATGTGGTGTCGATTACTTTTCCCTGTAATCCTAATAACTCAATTTTATCGACTAATTCAGGCTTTACACTGTCTATAATTGACATATTTGTAAAACGGGTATAAAGCACATTCCAACTATAATTTACCAATCCTGTCAAAGCAAATACAGATACAGTGTAAGATTTTAATGAGTATCTCCCGCCTGTGATTATTACGGTATCAACTTCGGGATGATATTTATCATCAAATAGATATAATAGAGGATCAAATATTTCTGATATGGCAACACTGCCCATTAGTTTTGGTTTTCCTTTAACTCGCTTGAATGAAATCCGTATTTATGCTCATTGGTGAAGTTTTCAACGTTTTCAAGCAATAATGTTATACGCCCAAGAAATGCGTCAAAATCATTATTAGATAGTTTGGCTTTTGCGCTCTCAATAATTACACTAATTGCGTCTATGAATATTTGATCATTCATCTTTATTAAATCTCTTAATGATTATTGTCGGGGTTTCAAATGGCTTATCGCCTGATGTTATGTCAACCTTATCCCCGTATTTCTTAGGATGCAGTTTTGATAATAACCATTTACGGGAATCAATTCTCAACCTGTCACGCTGAACTTCTGCATTATCTTTTTTACTTCCCTCGTCTGCTATCGTAAGAATTTCCTCTGCTATTAAATCCGCTCTGTCATCGCACGCGCGCGCGTATTTTTTCACCTTTTCGTCATCCTTCAGTAATTCATAGAACTTTTGAGCAGACATTTTACCAGCTATTGCTTTTAATAGAGATTTGCCATTAACAGCAATTTCCTTAATGATTTGATCGAACAATATTTCAATATCTTCTTTACTCTTGCGTACCATCAAGTTACTTGTTTTATCTTTTATCAGGCCAGAATGCGACTACTGCCAGGATTAAGCAGACAATTCCAAGATATATGATTGCCGATTCCATAAAGCAAAGTTACTATATTACCCTGATATACTCAAAATAACTTTATTAACAGGGTTATTAACAATAAAAGCCCCCGGTCAGGAGGGCTTTCCGCTTTAGATCAATAGTTGTTTTTTCTCATAGGCACTCAGTAACTGGTTAGTAATAAAAGTTAGTTATTGTCGATTTCTTCTTCTTTCTTCGCTTCTGAGATTTCCTGAACTGCTCCCCTGGGGATGGTCATCAACGAATCATCTTCAGGGTTGCGGACAATGATGTTTTTGCTCTGCCTCTTAACAATCTTTAATACCATGTCGTTGGGTAATCCCTCTTTGTTTATGAATCTTATTCTTTGGAGCATGGTTACTTTTTAAATACAACATATTCCTTCTTAACATCAAAATTCATCTTGCTGATCCCGCTTCTGCGAACAGGATAACTGCCCGTCAGACTGTGAATAATAAACCTGTCGATCAGATGATGAAAGTCCTCACAACTATACAGGTGCATGAAGCTGACAACAACCTCGGTACTTTTAAACTCAAAGAACGCCTGCTTTGTCCTAAAATAAGATTCATGGTTTATCCATCCCATGTTTGACATTGCCTCATAAACATCGTATGGCAAACCTATTTCATGAACGTAGGTCGATGGTCGTATATGACTCCGCTGGATTACCTCGGAAATATAACTGAAGTCCTCCCTACGTTTTGCCGCTTTTACTACCTCCGCTGTTTGCTCTTTCATCTTATCCGTTTATATGCGACATGAACGACAAGTCTGTTTCATCCTGGTCATTGTAATCCTTGAAAGCAATGAATCTCTTTTTGAATCTTTTCTTTTCAACTCGTGCTTTCATGCGTTTGCTGATCTTCGCCAGTGCTTTTAATTCTTCGGGAGTATTCGGTTTCATTTTATTTGTCTCCTTTCTTAATAAGTCCGTCCCTCATTGCCTTTGCACCAATTACCCACCATATTCGCTTATCATCTGCGCCGATAGTTGATTCTTTATAATCACCCTCAGGATTATTGTGAGTTAGGTAATTAATAATAACCTTTTCTGATTCTTTCTCTATCTCCTCATCCGTCACTTCATCGGGTGCTGGTCTGTCTTTTAGATACTCGTCAATCCATTTATCAAAGTTAGGCTTGTCTCCCCCCGTTAATTTTCCTGTAATAGAATCATATTTCCAATCTACTTCGTATTCAATCCCTGCTAACCATGCTTTATGCAAATCCTCTCTCAGCGAAGATTCTTTGATAAGTTGGAGATACCAGTTAATTCTTTTTAACCAATATGCTTTATTAGCAGGAGAACCTTCTTCAAATTCCCAGTAATAAGGGTCTCGGTCTGAATCTTTCAACTTAACTAAGTATTTACCTTCTTTCGGCAAGTCCTCTTCTGTGCGGATGTAAACCCGTTTGTAATACAATTCTTCGTCTTTCATAATGTAATTGTATAATCAATTATTAATTTACCATTGAAGGTTTCTTTTAAACCATTAGCCTCACGCCAATATAGTAAATGAGTTCGTTTACCATCCTTGTAGATTACCCTCCAGTAAGGATGGTCCTGAAAATTAGCCCTAAACCAAATTATAATTTTGTCTTTCATTTGCTTATCATTTAGTTAGTTAAATCATTATGGCAACCATGTTTCTTCTCCATTTAATCCAAGCATCGTATCATCCACTTCATCTTCATCACAATTAGGATAGCCACCTGCTCCGCAGTATTCCTCGTCTATTTCTTCCATAGACCAAATAGCCTGACAATTTGGACACATTAGTAACATGTCTTTATTCTGATTTAGTTAATTCATCGGCAATCTTATGATAATCCATAGGGTCAATTAATAAAGTTCTTTCTCCATGAGCTTCTTCAATCCATCCTATATTTGTAGTTGAATATTTATTCAACACTTCAATTATCCTCTCCCTTGTCGGATGTTGCGTTGAAGCATTCTTATTCCAAAACATAGCGCAAATCTCACAACTTCTTTTTTCAACTATGGCAGCGTATTCTTCCATAGCTTCAAGTGCCTCACTTACATATATTAAAGTTCTCGGATTACCTTCACAACTACCATAATGAACAGAATGTTTATCAAGTATCTCTTCCGCAGACTTCACAACTGGCTCAACCTCTTTCGATAACTCGGCAAGTTCGGATTCAATCTTGTCTTTTAATTGATTGAATCGTTCAGGAACAATAGAATCTTTAGAATTATAAATATCTACCAGTTCTTCCAATAACTCGATTTTGCGCTGCTCTTTGCTTTTCATAACTTTATTTTATAAACATTGATTCAAAATATCTTAGTTTTATCTCGTATTTGCCCCTTACCTTTCTCTCAGATACCAATATCCCCCTCGGTAACTCTTTGTATAGATATATCCCGTTTGCCGTTATTACCGCTTTAAAACCATTATCCACGTCCATAATTTCAAAACTCACTGGCTTAAAGGGTATGTTGTCAGCTTCAGGGCAGTAACCCCGCAGAGAGATTGATAAAAGCAGTATGGTTAAAAATAACTTCATTGCTTATGCTTGTTTAATCTTGTTTTTCTGTATTTTCTGTTTCAGTGCCAATATTCTCAGGGCTCCAAGTCTTGCAAGTTGATAGCGTTGTTTATCATCCCACTTCAGGGCATTGGCGTTGTTTTTACATTCCTTTGCCATTGTAACGGCGTGCCATGTCACTTTATATGAATCGTGACCGCCTTCCTCATACCACTTATAATTTGTGCCTTCTTTCACGCCGACAACAAGCAATCCCGCATTTTCTGGAATTACTGATAAAGCAATATCCTTTAACTTTTCGGGTACAGCAAAATAAAATCTCTTGATCAGGTTATGACAATGTCCATGTCTTTTACTTGCATCCTTTAATAAATCCGATTTACTGACTTTAATTTCAATTTCGGTAGCATATCCGGTATTACTCAAAATCAAAATGTCGCATTCATGAAGTGGTCGATAATGATTATCGGTTATTCCCCAACACACATTCGGAACTATCAGATTTTGCCGTGGGTTAAATCCTTTTATAATGGCAATTTCAACATCAAGAGTATTCATTTCATTATTGTTTTGCGATTAACCCGACGATCCAGTTTATTACATACATTGCCCCGCAGGTAAAAGCAATTACCATCGCCAGCACACCGAAGGCAATAACGACAATCATTCCAATAGGATTACCATTATAGTCATCGACTATCTCCTGTTCAGTTTGTTTCTTGTTCATGATATTTTGTATTTGGTAAGTGACATTTCGGAGTATCGTAATACCAGGTTCTATAAACATCTGAATAAACCATCTTCTGAGTAGCATTATCCCAATGCCTGCGAAGTCCGCACCACTTGCAACGAAACTCCCTGAATCCGGGCAGTTTTTCCCACTCATGATGATTAATAAGGTGCATTTCCTTCGGTTATAATTGTCAAACTTTCATTATGATATAAGCACTTTGAAAACAAGGCCCCGTTTCTGTCTTTGGCGCAATCAATTATCAACAATCCCTTTGTTTCAATGGGATTTTCATCAATCTTAATGCTTAAAATATTGTAGTAATAAGGGCGATATATGAAGCAAACTATATCTGCATCCTGTTCAATGGCTCCCGACTCCCGGAGATCTGAAAGCCTGGGGCGTTTATCTGCTCTTTCTTCGACTCCCCTGTTTAACTGACTCAGTGCTATTATCGGAATTGAATATTCCTTTGCGATAGCCTTTAGCCCCTGTGATATTTTACTAACCTCCTGTTCCCTGTTTCCGGCATCCTGTTTCATGAGCTGCAGGTAGTCAACTATTACCATCTTAACCCCGTACCTGATTATCATTTTCTTAATCTTTGAGCGGAGTTCAAATATTGTCAGTGCCGGGGTGTCATCAATGTAAATAGGCAGATTAGCTACCTGATCACTTGAGTAAACCAGTTTATCAAAATCCAGATCGGCGTTTCTTATTTCAACATTGGAATAACCGCTTGCGCCCGATAACAACCTTGCTGATATTTCGCTCTCTGACATTTCGAGAGAAAAGAGGCAAATAGGATAATTGAGTTTTGCCGGGTTAAGGGCAAGTGTTAGTGCCATTGCAGTTTTACCCATTGAAGGACGGCCAGCTATGATAATTAAATTACCTGGTTGCCAGCCTCCGGTGATCCTGTCAATAGAAGTGAACCCGGAAGGAACCCCGACAAGTGACTTCTCTTTTTTGAATATCTTTTCAACTTCAGTCAGTAATTCATCTATACACCTGTCAATCTTTTTGGGATCTTTATTCTGAGTGAAGTTTGAAATATTGAGTATTTGTGATTCTGTAAACTCTATTACCTCTTCCAGCGACTCTTCAAAGGCCATGTTAATTATTTCATACCCGGTCCTGATGTATTCCCTTAACAGATATTTCTCTTTGATTATCAAAACATGATTGTTAATGTAGCCGGAGGAAACAACTGATTCTGTTAGTTTGGTTATATACAACGGACCTCCTACCGATTCAAGTAAGTTGTTTCTTCTGAGGTAATCAGTAAGGCTAACAATATCACATGAAGTTTTTGAAAGCTCCAGAATAGCTGTAAATATTTTCTGGTGCGATTCTTTATAAAACATTTCCGGCTTTAACTGGATGCTGTGAATAACATCAGGATAACAAAGACAGGTCCCAAGTACTGCTATCTCTGCTTCGATCATCTGAGGGGGTATTTTACCTAAGTCTATCATCTGCCGGGTCCTGATTTAAATTCTGGTATACTAACTGCCTGTTGTGTTGTGTTGTCTCTTTTTAATGGGAATAAACCAGCCCAATTATTACCCGTTGCTTGGTCTATAATTTGTCTTGCCGTATCGGGATTACCAGAAGAAAGTCTTAGTAGATTTCTATAACACGCCTCTACTGATTTCTGGTTTTTGTATTTTTCATTTCTCGACTTCTTGTAATCCATCCATTCCATAAAAACAGGAATAAACTTTACATCTATAAAATGAAAATCAAAATCTGCCTTCTTCTTATTATTTATATCACTATCACTTACACTATCACTTACACTATCGGCATGATTTGCATCGCTTTTTATGCCTTCGGATGCGTTCGCATTTATTTTATTCCATCGCATTAAAGCACTCTGTCTGTTTTTTTCCCTCTTTTCTTCATACTTAACTAAGTCTCTTTTAAGGGTTTGCTTTATTGGTGCGAATAATAATTTAGTAAGCCTGTCCGGTGCTTCGGGATTTTTATCATTAACATACCGGAAGAAATGTTTAATCAATTTTCCCGCTTCAACATCTTCAAGTTCCTCAAAGATGTTAATCCAGTCGGCATAAACTAAAATTGATTTTTTATCTTCAGCCATTGATTATCCTCCTTAAAAGATGCCCCCGGAACAAAAAGAAAATTCAGGTAGGTACGCATCACTGAACCTTTCCTGAATCCTTTTTGCCCGGAGGCAATATTTTAACGTGATATTTAAAACCGATCTCATATGTGATGCGTTTATTTCTGCTAAATTACTATATCACCCTGATATATCCAAATAATATTAAGACAAAAATTACTCATAATTCAAAATTTTGTCGAGGAGATCAATATCATGACCGAGGCCCCCGGCTCGAACTACCAGATTAAAATATTCTCTCGGCTGTAAGACCAGGTTGATTTTGCCCTTCTCCTCCTGTATCTTCAGAAGTTCGCTTGCCAGGACTGCCCTTTCGGATTCTGCCCGTTTCCTTGTTGGTGATTTGAATAGTTTCATCTTAAAAATATTATTCGTTTACCAGCCATAAAACAATTATGAATAAGTTGAAATTCGCTTTTTGTAATCTTGCCATTATGAGCCTTTTCATGACATTTTCGACAGAGCGCCATTAAGTTGCTTATCACCTCCCGACCTTCTCCCCTTCCATAAATATGATGAATGTCAACAGCCGGAGAAGTACAAGCCTCACACATTATTTCCTCCTGGGTGGCATAGTCAAAATGGCTCATGTATGTCTTTATATGGGGTTGCATCACATGAAGTTTATAAGTTGCTTTTCGATTTCTATACTAGATACCCCAATATCCTCTATGATTTTATCCAAGACCCTTGAATAAACCTCTTCAAATTCATCCTGTTGCATTGAGGCAAATGATATACTCATTGCTTCATAATACATTCCCTGATCGAGCTGGTAGGCTTTGAAATAACCCGCTTTAATTGTCATATACCTTCGGTAAGTATCAAAAGGCATATCAAGTTTAGAATTTTCACAACCTACATTTATGAGTGCCATAAATTTCTTATGGAACCCCAGGTTCCGGGGATTTGTTATCTCAACCTTATAGTCTTGCCCTAGTTTTAATTTTCTTTTTTCATCCTGATCGGAAGGATAAAGAGGGACAAGTCCGGAAATAGTATTTCGGCAATAAATTTCCATTATGCCAAGGGATCAAAAGAAGGATCATCTTCAGCATTACCGCCATAAAAACCATTTCTTATATCACTTTCAACATCTCCTGTTTTCTGCTTGATTTCTGTTTTTTCCTCTCTCTTTCCTCCGGCAAAATGAAAGCGATCACACAATATTTCAGTGATGTATTTAGTTACTCCGTCTTTGGTTTCATATTGTCTGTATTGGATCTCACCCTCGACAATAATCGAAGATCCTTTTTTGACAAACTTCTCGATTGTTTCGGCTGTTTTCCCCCATGCGACAATATTGTGCCATTGAGTTTCGGTTATCGTTTCTCCGTCCTTTGTATATCTTTTGCTTGTCGCTAAAGAGAACTTTGAAACAATTTTACCAGATTCGAGATGCTTAACCTCGGGGTCGTTACCGATGTTCCCATATAGAATTACTTTATTCATAATGTTTCGTATTTATTATAATTTTCAAGTTTTGTTTTTACTTGTTCGATCAGAATATCTAATCTTCTCTCGAACTCTTTGAATAGTTTGGCATCGGGATAAACCCGAACCATAAACAACTTCATTCCTTCGACATAACTGACAAAGTCACAATAAGGAAGTCCGGTAACAAACAACTGACCCTGTACTTGGTATCGGTATTCTGAAGGCAATTTACCTCCCTCAATATATTCAAAGTGTGTTCGTGCCAGGGGGCATTTAATTTCAATTAACCCGTCCGTCATTCCGTCCGGTGATATACCAATCCAGTCGTGATATTTATGGTCTTCGTCGGGAATAATAAAACCGACCTGTTTAACCTCGACATCAAAAAGACTTTCATATTCAGTTCGGGCAATAGGTTCTGTTTCTTTGCCATGTTCCATATTAGCATTAGAATACTTTTCTTCTTCTGCCTTATGCGTGATTATTTCACAGGCAATGTTTGTGACCAGGTCTTTATGTGTCGCCGTGCTTTCTCCTGCCACAAGGGATTTAAAACGGGTTCCTGTAACACGACCACAACGAGCCTCAAACCAGGCTTCACTATTTTGATCTATATTATAGAGTATCATTCTATTGACTTGTCAAGTGATACCATAAGATCAAAGAGAACAGTAGCATATGCGGATAAATCCTCAAAAGGAACTTTCCCGGCAATTACAAGATCCTTGCTGTATGAAACAGCAAAACCGGAATACTTTGATTGCTCCCTCTTTAATTCTTTGCCATAAGAGGAATATTTTCCTTTCTGTACCGGCTTAATTACAAGAAATGTCTGAGGATTGCCGTTCTTGTCTTGGTAGGTTTTTTCTTCTTCGGTAAACTCTGCCTCTTCTCCGGCTTTGAATTTATTCTGATCCTTAAATTTGGAATTATAAAAAGCAATCTTGTTGTCATATTTGACTTTAAAGGAATACATCTTGCCAAACTGGGTCTCTTTCTCTTTGTGAAAAATAACCTCTTTGATTAATTCTTTCATAACTCGTTGGCTTTATCCTTGATGAAGTTTGCAACCTTTATTAACAGAGAATTAGCATCTGCAATAATCCCGGCAGCCTCTATACTTTTAACCTCCGGCCTGGGTAGGTCATTTATTACCTGCATGAAGTTTAACAGTTTTGTTTTATCGGGCGCACGGGCAGCCTTTTTCTCGGCTTCCTTTGCCTTGCGTTCTGCATCGGCTTTTTCTCTTTTATCAGCCTCTTCCCTTGCCCTGATTTCTGCTTCGGCTTTCTCTTTAGCTTTTTTCTCTGCCTCTGCCTCGGCTCTTGCTTTTGCAAGTTCGGCATCTCTTTTCTCCTGTTCCTTGCGTGCCTTTTCTCTTTCTGCTTCCTGTGCTTTCAGGAGTTTGTTTTTCTCTGCCTCTGCTTTTTTGCGTTCTGCAGCCATCTCCTTTTCTCTTTCTTCGGCCTCTTTCTGCAAGCGGATATTTTCAAGTCTCTGTGCTTCACGGGCCTCGGCATCTGCCTTTTCCCTGGCAATGCGATCTTCTTCTGCCTTTTTCTCGGCTGCAATTCTTGCCTCGCGTGCTACCCGGAACCCGGAGAGAAGATTATCAAATACGGTTTGTTCCATGTGGCCCAATGCCAGAGGCTCGATGTCAGTATAGGGGCTAAGTTTTTCAAGCCTCTCCATACGAAGTTTTTCAACTCTTTCACGTTCAAGATTCTCAAAATGATTCTCAATCTTTGACAGGGTTTCTTCTTTCTCCTGGGATGCAAAAAGCTGGGCATTTTTCCATCCATCGACAAAGCGACCTCCATTCAAATAGAATAACTTTGCTTTCTTATGGATCTCTGCCGTCCCGGTTCTGATTTTCACGTACTGCAAACGGAGTTGTTTTGCCATCTTGCAAGTATCATCATTCAGTTCAAGTTTCAGGATCTCGTTGTACTCTTTTTCGAGTTCAACCATCTTCGCCAGCATCGGAGTAAATATCTCCTCTATCTCTTTAGCCTTGCTTTCTTCAAGACCATAGTCGGATGCGTTAATTTTAACTAATGTAGTTTCCATTTTTAAGGGTTTTAATTATTATTAAATTTTTCTTCTAGTCGTAGTTCATCTTCTTTCGATTCCATTTCCTCTTCCTCTTCCTCGGTGTAAAGAGGTTCTGTCTCCGGGTTGTTATCCCATATAGTTCTTTTGCTCATCTGGTTTAAATTATACCTCCGGGACAAAAGAAAAAGCACATCAGGAAGCGTGACCGACCATTTGTGCTATCTCCCGCCCGGAGGCAGTATTTTAATGCTATGTTTAAAACTTTATTCATATGTCACGCTTTTCAGTATCAAATTTACTATATCACTCTGATATATGCAAGTGTTTTATGAAATATTTTATCTTTTAATTTTCGGCTTAGATATGTCGATGTATGTCATCACTTTAAGTCTCTTGCGAAACAATCTTTTAATCCAGGTCGGCAGTTTCATCTGCTTGCTTTTTTAGTTGCTTCCAGTTCTATCCTGTCAAGTGTCACCTTTGAATTATTGGCTCCATGTTTGGTTCTCTTCACCAGTCCTCTTTTGATCCATTCCCTAACCTGTCTCTGCCCGTAAGCCCTCTCTGCTCTCCTCTGGCTGATGAATCTATCTTCTTCGCCTCTCTCTGCCCTGTACCTCTTTATAGCCACGTCAGCAGCATCTATCAAAGCATTCCGATATTCAGTTTCTGTTGCAGGGAGTCTCATTATTAAAGTAGAATATGTTTTCCCTTAATAGCAGATCTTGTAAGTCGCATACTGGCCTCCTTGCCATAAGCTACTAGAACAGATGGTGCGCCAGAATTAGCCTTTGCCCGCGTTCCATCAACATAATGAAAATGTAATCTCCCTTCAATAAATAAAAGAGAATCAGCAACCGACCAAACAAAATCAAAAAACATCTTAGTTTCTGTTCGAGCAAATATTAAAGCGATCCCGTTATTGTGTATAGCCATTAACTCAAGCCACCGAGTCGCCTCTAGTCCATAAGGAGGATTACACCAAACAAATTCATTTTCTCCCCAGGGGCTTAATAGACCATTATCTTCAATAGTTAAGTGTCGTTTGGCCGTATTCCAATGCCTTACAATAGGAGCGCACGGATCTAAATCAAATGGCCCTAATTGTTCAATAATATAGGGAGGCGTTAGCCATTCGTCATTTAACATTTTTGCAGAATGATGAGATCCTATTGCCCTTATAGATTTAATTCTATCCATTTGATTTAGATCTTTCATCGCCTGTCTCTCAATAAATAATAATCACCTTGTGGCTTTACTTCCTTGCTTACAGTATCTCTCACAGCCGGAACAGGTTTGTTGCAGATAGTATTCGCCTCATTGATCCTTGCAGATTTCACGACCAGGCATGACCCGACCATTATCACAAAGAACACTATCGGGAGAATAGATTTAGGCAGTGCCTCTTCAGGAATAGAGAAGCGATTCATAAACCAGTAGGTCACTATCTCCGTTGACTTGCGGGCATTAATCTTCACAAGGATATGTCTGACAGTTCCTTCCACAGCACGGGGAGAGACATTCAGGCTATCGGCTATCTCCTTTTTACAGAGACCAAGAACAATACCTGTACAGATTTGATCTTCACGACTTGTCAGAATTACTGAAGTGTTCATACTTTTAAGAGTTCAGGGTTTTCAAAAACATTACCGATGATATGAACCGCATACAACTTTTGTATATCAGGGTCAAATAAACGGGACAATAATCCCCATCTATTATATTTGTGTTTACAACAAAAAGCGCCGGACTCATAATAGACTATCATTGGGCCGACTCCTTTTGAAAATGGAATTAATATATCCCCCTCGTAAATTTCTTTACCATTCCTGTCGAGCAGTCCAGTGAACTCGGTTATTTCAATATCATTCATCCGCTCAAGTGATGATTCTCCTTTTTCTCTGTTCTCTAAACAATAGGTTTCTATTAATCCAAAGAGTGTTGTTTCTCCTAGTATATGGAAACCAACAGACACCCACTCTTTTTTTCTTTTATCCCATGCCCTGAATTTGATTTCTCTTTTCATGCTTCTGCTTTTTCGGTTACGGGGATCTTCATGTATAAACTTCTTGCTTTGTCAACATTCTTGAAGTTGATCTTGCCTTCCTGCTTAAGCTCCCTGAGCTTACGAAGGATCGTGTCTGGAAATACTTCAGGTCTGCCGATCATCATCCCCACGAGTTTATGAAGATGAATAGCCGAAAACCTGACGGGCATTCTGGGAAATAAATCTTCCACCGCTGACCTGACCGATTGTTTACCTTTGGGTAGCATGTTGCTGAAGTCTTAGTTTGCGTTCATAATGTTGGATTGCGATCACACAGGCACGGATTGCATTAGTGTAAAAAAGCTGTGTGCGATAACTGAACTTACCGGGATCGCTGGCGAATGCTTTTTGCAGTTCCGCTTTCTCGGTCTCTTTGTCGGAGAGTAATTTTGAGTAGTCGATCATCGGGTTAGTTATTACAGAATTTGCGGATGAGTTCAAGATGAACCAGATTGATATGATTACCGATCAGGAATACATCAAAAGGTTCTGGCTGGAGTTGAAATATTTCTCTCATTATCCCCAAATGTTTTTTCTGATTCCATGATTTTTGAATACCTGTTCAATGGCTTCCATCTGATCGAGTGTCAGAGGCTTGCGACCATAAAGAATACCAGCCCAGAAAGGCCGTGAGTAATGCTTGAAGATGTTAAGAATCTCATCTTTGATTATCTTTTTATCTCCCTGCGGAACCCGCATCCATCCTTTTAAAAATGTGTATCTGCTCATGCTGTTGGGTATTTTTTGCTTTGCTTTGTGTTAGTTTTGTACTTACATTATGGCAAATGTATAATTACTTTTTGGATTGACAATGCAAAAATCAAATTATTTTAGTTCTTTCTTTTGTGAACCAATAAAAAAGCCCCTCGAATTTAATCAAGGGGCTGGCTTCATGTCTGGCGAGTCAATCACTGTCCGACTTAGCGCTTCAAAGATTTCGGTTGCCAACCTAATTTCAGTATTGTCCTGATTTCCTCGGACTCTTCAGGACTCAAAACCGAGTGATACACTGACTCTGATTGGGTATATCATCGGGGTCTCCTATTATCGTGTACTTGAATAAAATAACTTTGACAAATTAAAAGACAGTTTGCAACCAATCTCTCACTCGATCAAAACTACTTTCAGAGACCCCTTCTCCATTGTGGTTTGGTGCGGGAACGTCACACGATTACGCATTTCAAAGGTTATGAGCCTTAGCAGTTACCACTTACTTTATCCCGCATCTTTTGATTAGTACTTTTTCATCTTCTTGCAAGATTTAGTTTGTTTTTTTGTCAGTGTTTCTCACTTTGGCAAAGCAAAGTTAATATATCAGTTTAATATATGCAAATTTATTTTAATAAAAACCGGAGGGGAACCCTATGAAACCCTCCGGCGAACCATGAAAACTAACCTAAAGAAACCCTATTTCTTGATGAATGTTACGCTCTTAGTACTTGAACTCCCGCAACTCTGGCTTGTCTCCTGAAAGTATTTCTTCTTGCTGAATATCCAGAACCTGCGCTTCCAGTAAAAGACATCGACAATCTTATTCGTATAAGAAAAGCCTGTTTTCTTTACATGTATAGTGTCATTGGTATAGAAAACATCCGCTTTATATACATAACAATCGCCGTTATCGATAAAACTCCATTTGTGATCCCCTGTCACAATAACAGGGATCTCCTTAACAACAGTATCCCTCTGAATGATTACCCGGTCAACATACTTGACTACTTGTTTAGGGGTAATCTGAAGGGCTTTGGCAAGGCTGTCCCGTTCCCGCTTCACTTTGCCTGTGACTTCCTTTTGAGTTAAGATAAGGCTGGTCTGATTAACATTCTCCTGTAATAACTGGTCAATGTTACTGGTCAGCCTGCCGATCCTCTCGTTCTGCCTGTCAATGCTTTTTCTCTGCAATCGGTTCTGAACAACCAGACTGACAAAGCAGAGAATAACAAAGCCGATAAAATATGCTTTATACTTTAGCAGGATCGCTTTCATCTTTCTTTGACATTAGTTCTGTTTTGGCAGCACTGCCAGCGGAAGATCCGTAAAAGTAACCTACCACTGTGGCAAAACTGCCAATCAAAGCACCCACGACAAGGTTAAGTAGGTCTTTATTTGGCTCAGGAACCTGGGTATAAACAAGCACAACCAGAAGCACGAAGAAGCCTATTATGATCAGACCTCCTAAAACATACTGAAATATACTTCTGCTTTTCATGTTACTTGCCCTCCATCTTTTTACGTTGTGCATTGAGCCAGTCGTTATACATTTCGTTTGCACAACCGATAAAATATGCAAACCAGAGGATTAGTCCCACCCAAAATATAGCAAGGGTTAAGAAGCAAACAGCCGTTACAGCAAAGATGTTAAACCAAAGATTTTTAAATAGACTTTTCATATTATACGGATTATTAAAAATGACACTGATCAATTCTATTGATCCAGCCCTGGAGAAATTTCTCCTGAGTAGGATCTCTTCTGACAAGATCAAAATAATACATCTTCCGGGACTGCTTGAATAACAGCACCAGCGAGAGATCAGATTTATTGATTGCTTCCGTTGTCTGTGGCCCGACAATACCATCGACATCAACTTTCACAATCTTTTGTATTGCCTTGATCGACCTTCTTATTCCCGCATTGACCCCGAAATCAAATATTTGCAGGACCAGTTCTTCGTCGGCAATTCCCGTCAGGTTCATCGGCAACCAGTAATCCCGGTAATAGATTTCAATAGCCTGGTTGCGGGTCAGGTTCTTAATATCAAGATTAGGATAGTAAGTCCTTGTAATTCCCATGTTTGTCTCACCTCCCTTGTCACCGGGAACATTACAGTAGCCCCCCTCTGATCGGAGAACCGCTTCAACACAATTTGTGAATAATCCAATGCCCATTATTTAAGGTTTTTATTTCCTTTTTCAAGTATCCTTATTAAACTGTCGAGTTTATAAATCTTGACAGAATCGAATAGATACGTAGTTCCGTCAACGGGATCATAGAACATGCCCCCACGTGAAAGCATTGCCGGTTGTGTAGCCGTTCTTATTTCCTGCTTCATATCTTCCTTTAGAGCCTCAAACCTGTCTTTTTCCCCTTTACGATAGATGAGAAATAATGTAACAACAGCAACAATCACACCCGCTAACTGAAGGACTCTGGTAACTGTCAGATGTTTCTTTGTTTCAACCTTGACAACACCTACCTCCTCTCCTTCTTTTTCACTTCTCCAACATTCCAATGCAGAAACACGCCCATTTGTTTTTGTCGTTTGAATCTCTATTTTATCGAGCTTTTCGTGGATGCTCTTAAATTGATTTTCTAAGTACATTCTATAATCTGGGCTATCGGTCATAATTCATCCTATGTTACACGTTACCTTTCCAGAATCCAACACATCAGCACTACAACCCTCTTTCGGACAGGTAGAAGGAATAGGATCAATCACGACTCCGCATTCATAATAAAAAAGATGATTATTCCTGCAATATGTATAGTACTTGTATTGCACTACACCTTTCGGAGTGACAACTTCTTTCTTTTTTTTGCTCATAACTTTTGATTTAGATATATCTCTGTGATATATGCCAAAATGTAAATAAAGGGATGTAATTAATTTCTACATCCCTTCATGAGACAGATATTACTTCTCTTTTTCAGGCTTCTCGAAGACATCGACTCCGAGTTCCTTCAGATGTGCAAGTTGCTCCTGTGTTGCTTCTTTCAGTTTCACAGAATAACTTGTATTGTGGTATCCGTAATCAACTGTTGACTCCAGACACTCTTTCCGTACTGTAAGTTTATTTGCCATGATTACGACCATTTAATTCCAGTGAATGTGCCTCCGAGTATAGCTGCTGTTGCTGTTGAATCAAAGGGAAGTGCCAGCCCTGAACACTCGTTACCGAGTACAATAGGAATAGTGTTTCCGGTTGCTTCACCAAGCCCCTTACCAGTTTTATGATCCTGTTTTTTGAGGATAAGCGGTCTGTTGCGGACATCGGTTGCATTGTGACCAACACACCAACATTTGCCGTTGCCATCGACTATGATAGCAAAGAAACCACAGGGAGAACCATCAATGAGAGCCTGGAGGAAAGTGTTTGTGTCCTTTGAAGGAGGCATAACATCGAAGCCAAGTTCATTGGTTATCTTCCAGTTGTTGAGACCTACTGATTCGCCTACTTCGTTCCAGTAAACCGAATCCTGAATAGCATCGACTCTCATAAAAGGAGTTGTGCCGGTCACTGCTGTAATCTCGCTTGAAACGATGGTAAATGCTGTGGCAACGGACTTCTCAGCGATGAAGATTTTGCTGGCTCCCGAAACGTTTTTGGCACAAGTTTGAGTGAAGATAGTGAGCGCAAATGCACCCGTCACTCCAGCAGGTAGCACCCATTGAGGGAAAATCATAACTAATAGCAGTGCTATTCCCAAAAGCAACCCGCCATATTTCCATAATTTTTTCATTTCTTTTTTTGTTTATTTGTTAGTATATTACTCTGATATAAATTTAAACCTAATAATCCCTTGTTTTTTGCAGACTTTATGCAATTTTTTTAGTTGTGAGTTTCTCTACAAAAGACATTGATACACAATATTTTTCAGCAATTTTATTCCTCAAACATTGCCTTTCCTTTGCTTGCGCCTTCTTCCTGTATTCTTCATTTATCAGCACGTTTCGACAGGCAGTGAATGACAACATTCCTTTATCAAATAACAAATTTGTGACGTTGGGATCTATGTTAAACTCATCCTTCAATAATCTCGCTGTCTCTGCCTTTACGTTGATCATATCTTCTGAGTCGTGGTAATGACGTTTAATTCATTCAGTCCCGAAACAACTTTATTGAGATTCAAGCTAACCTCGATGGCTGACATCCTATTATTGATTATCTCTGCAAACTCATTCATATCGAATCCCGATGCCGGAGCAATAGGAGGAAGTGAAGAAGGGCCAACACGACCCCCGGAAGCAAAACCAGGCACTCCTATTCTATTTAATGCCCCTGATCCTCCGAGCATACTGATCTGTCTTTCGTTCAAAATAGCCTCTCCCTGTTTGACATATACAAGGGTGTTGTCTCTCGATGTGTCATTATGCAGTTGATAGCCCCCCTGAACCTTACCCCCCGTTGCGAATTTCTGAGCCTGAATAGTGGCTATCTGCACACCTGCTTGAATTGCTGCTAATGCTCCAGCAATAAGACCGGCAGGGATAAAAGGTTTAGTTAACATACCATTCATCACTGCCAAAGCCCCGCTTATCTTAGCCTGTTTAATCTCTATCTGTTGTTCTTCTTTAGCGTATTTCTTCTGTATGGCTGTTTTTTGAGATGCTGTAAGATTTGCATTTGATAATTCGGCGTTCATCTCTGCCACAAGTCTTGCTTTCTTTGACTCAAAGGCAGCATCAAGACCCATTTGCGCTCCCTGAAAAACAGCCTCTTTAATGGCTTTTCTTTTGCCTTCTTCATCCTTTGTAACGGCAGTCCATGATTCCTCTCCCTGTTTAAGTATCTTCTGGTTCTTTTCCTGAACATCTTTACTCCAGTGCAGTTGTTCCGTATCGACTTTTTTAATTGTAAAGTTCTTTTTCAGATGCTCATCGACACTCTCTTTTATATCATCAATTATTTTTCTGTTTGCCTTTTTCTCATCAGCAAGCAACCTGACAATATCCTCCTGAACCTCTTTGGCAATTTTCCTCTTACGTTCCTGTTCCTTTTCAAACTCATCTGCATCCTGTTTATACCCTGCAACTAAAGCGTTAACTCGATCCTGGTGTTCCTTAATTTCTTCTTGTATAAACTTTGTTCTCTGCGTTTCAACACGCCGCATCGATTGGTCTTCCTCTGCATAAGTATCGTTTATCTTTGATTTTAACTCCCATAAACGAGCAAGTAGTTTCTCGTCTTTAGGTCTTTTCTCTAATAATGCCACAGTTGCAGTAAACTCTTTCTGAAGATGCCCGACCAGTATCTCAGTTATCTGTGCTTCTTCGGCTTTTACCTTGTTTAAAAGAACCAGTCTTTCTGCATGTGTTTTTGTTTGGTCGGCTGCTTCTATCCTGTCTTTTTGTAACTGGCGATTGATTTTAGACACCTCAAAACTATCCTGATATTCCTCTACACGAAGGGCATTTAACTTCTGTTGTGCCTTCATTACATCAGCCATATTATCCATGCTCATTTTGCCGGTAGTGAGAATATCATACATCATCTGCTTCCATCCCTCGGCTGCCATTTTCATAGCATTCATGCCAAATGTTGTAGAAGCAAACGCCTCTTTTAGTCCTTCCATAACCTTAGTTACACCCGTAATAATAAGCGCAACAGGACTGAGATTTTTGACTATATCCAGCAACCTACCACTTAGTCCATCAAAGGCACTTCCATAATTACCAACATTTCTCCCGAATACCCCTACTGCCTGTTCTGCTTTCGATACTTCGGTAGTTAATTTTGTGATCTGAGGGATCAGTTTATCCCTGCCTTCAGCAGAAGTGTTTGCATATTGATCTTTTAGCTTAATAAGTTCTGCTCTCATCCTGTTTAATGAATCAGGAGCAGAGTTAAGTACTTTATTTAATTCCTTTTGTTTGTCTTTTGCATCGACAAGTTCTTTATTTAAAAGTGCATGATTTTTTATATAAGCATCCTGGCTTATCTTACCTGCCCTATAAGCCTTATCTAATTCTTTTGTCTGAGTAACAAGGTCTTTTACATGAAGAACTGCTTTAGACAATTCAATATCTTCGTTTGTCAGCCCGATTATCTCTACCTCAAAGGATAGTTTCTTTTCTTTGTCTGCCATAGGTTTTTGCTTTAACTTACCTCCCACAAAATATTAACCACATTCGATGCCACTGTTCCGGTCTTTGTCCATGTGATGATTATGTTTGTTGCATCAACCGTAATGATACCTGACTGTTTATTTGCACCATTAAACGGACTTGTTGTTCCAAGTGCTGTAAATCCTAATTCCTGAGTTGCCGAACTATAAATGTTATCAATGGTAGCCGTTGTTGCTCCCTCTGTCATACATATTGAAATGCCGGAGTGGTTTGTTCCATCATAAACACCATTGCATATTTGCGATAATGTTGCTGCAAAAACACAATGAGCCGTTACCCTGACAATCTTTGGCACTCTTCCAAGTCCATGCGGTATATTTTGAATAGTTGAAGCATCTGTTATGTTTTTTGTGGCGATTCCGCACTTGAAAGTATTTGGATGGTCGTTGGCGTTACTGTGGTCAAGGCTATTGCTGTGCCGCTTTGTAACAGCATCAGCAAGGTTGACTTCCGTCTGCGTATAAGAATCAAGCGTAGATTTATTGGAATGACTGTGATCTAACGTATTTGCATGATCTAAGTTATTGGAGTGTTTTTTACTTATCGCATCTGAAACATCAACATCTGCTTTAACTGTTGCCAATGCCACCGCATTACTTGGTGCATGTGCGCCCGCTGCATGAGTAACAGCACCATCATAAGAGGCTTTTAAACCAACAGTCAAATCATTTGATGAAAGCCCCTTCCCTGTTTCTTTAGGTTGAAGCCCCGTTAGGTCCTGATTATCACTCCCCGGTGCATGAATAAGGGCTAAAAGGGTATCGGTAATAAATTTATGAGTAGCATCCTCGGTGATCATCGTAGCCGGATGAGTTGCCGGATGTGTGTACCCTGCCGGGGGATGAGCAACAAGATAATCAGATATAGCAGTAGCAATAACCCCTGAATCAATTCCCGGGATATAAATTAACTCATACCATAACCCAGTAGTATGTTCCTGTCCTATATCAATGAATATAAATTTTATAGCCTGGTATTCCAATAAAGTTACTGTTGAACTTTGTACTCCGCTCCTGACAAAATTAACTCCATTGCCATTAATCACAAATCTATTCTTTGTCGGATTAAGAAACGCCACCTCCGTCCCTCTTATAATAGAGGTAACAGGGGGAAGTGTTAATGTCGTTGTAAGTGTATCACCATCGAGAACATATAAAGGAGAATCAATTAATTGGAGTACTATATCATTCTGCACCCGGTAAGGGAGTTTTATGTCTGTGTCACTCTTAGGTCCAGTCGGTGCAAAATATTCAAGAGGCTTTGAATTTAATGTTTCGGCATTTATCCCCTTTATAGCGGCAATATCCTTATAAACCCTTCTGCCGTTTTCAACTACTAATATGAAATTATGCTCTGCCATTACGTTTTCAAGATTAGTTCCAATTCACAGGTATTCCCGTCTGAAGTGATTTTCTGCAAGAAGAAGTAATGATCGTTATTCTCGATAGTAATCTTATAAACGGGGCGAAATCCTTCGCTTGTAGCAGTTGTCACAACAGTAAAAAACTGAGTCAGCATTCCCGGCTTAACCTTCATGCGGATAGTAAATAACTTTCCTTTGTCGATGTAATGATAGAATTTCATCAGATAACCTGAGTAAATATCTGACCATAATAACCCCTCAACTTTAGGATATGTGTTCTTTAAAACCCCACCATAATACCATGATAAACCAGCTGTCATTCCGTCCCATTTAACCAATCGGGTATTGAAATTTACTAATCGATCAAACACAGTTAATCCCGGAACTACTTCTTCTTTATGTATTTTAGGAGTATTAATATAACTCGCAATTACCGCATTGTTCCCAGTAATGATAGAAGAAAATAGATGCTCTTTTGTTTCTATTCCGGGTTTTGAATAAATAGAAGTCATTGTTATATCTTTTGTCCCGGGACTTACTCCTGTTTTAAGATACTCATTATAAGCATAATCAGACGTGTCATCCTTCCATTTTAGAGATGTTATTTTAGAGTAATAATTAGATATTAATTCCGGTTCCTTGTTTTCAAAATCTATATAATTTGTTAAATCAATGACAGTAGAAGTTAAAAACTGATCCCACGGCTCGATATAAATTACCTGTCTGAATTTATCCATCCAGAACCGAAGATTATAAATATCCCGAATTGCGGAAAGAAAGTCAAGTTGTGACATATTTGGAAGTATAGCCTCTGCCTCAATATTCTTTAAAAGCCCTGAATATTTATTAACATTTGTCCAGATAAGTTCAAGTGTAGCTGAATCAATCCCATATTGAACAGTGCAATCAGTTGTAAGTGAATTATTTGTAGCTTCAAAATATAGAGATAGATAGGTTGTAATTTCCTCGTCTTTCGTAAAGTGCATGTAACCAGTATCTAATATTGTGGTCAACCCTCCGATAGTACTATCACCATACGTTGCAGTGAACTCTTTTAACGTCCCCCTTGTTGATGAAACTATCCTAACTATTATATCCGTTCTTGTCCATGTTATAGCGACAGTTGGCGTGCGAATGCATTTTGTTAAAATTGTGAATTTAAATCTGTAAGTACCAGTTTCAGGAATGAAATAAGTACTCCCCGCTCCCATCTTTCCCGCTTCATCCAGTGTTACAACAAAATTTTCAATAGGATTCCAGATATTAGTATCTGACCCCGATGTATTGGCAAGTAACAAGTAACTATCCAAATCATCGACTGTAATAGAGGCATTTAAACCCTTATTATTTATAAAATCATTAACACTAATTGATTCTTTTGCAAGTATAAATAAATCCTTTATTGCACTAAGAGAAAGAAAAGTAGATGAAATGGTATAGGGTTTTAATATTTCGGTCATTAACTGAGTAACGCTGAACATTGGAATAAAATCATTCGGCAGCCAGTTAGCAGTTGGCCCGGTCTCTCCAGATGTTAATGCCCCAAAGTTAATCAGCGGATAGCGATAAAAAGGATATACAGCAGACCAACTATTTTCAACATTGGCAGCAGTAAATGAATGATCATATGCCGAAAGATCAAGATCAGAAAGTTTTTTATTCTTTATTGTTTCTATCCAGTCATCGGAATTGATAATTATCTTAATATACTGATCTGAACCTCCTGTTATCTGAATTGCCCCTTTGATGATAAGCAGTTCATCAAGATATAAATATCCTTTCTTGTCTGTCTCGGTCTTAACGTCAGGGCGTGAAATAAAAGAAAGGAGTCTTTTATTTGTCTTTGTGAGTGGTATGTTTAAAGTATAAGTCTTGTTACTATTGCCAAAACCCAACTCTCTGACATCGCCAATAGAAAACATGACATTAAATACCTCATTGAAGTCTGCTTGTTCAGATCCAAAATAGAGTTTAATATTCATATTCTATTTCCAATCGGTTCGTGAAAAACTCCCTGCCCTTGTCGATGATCACGCTATCCGTTACTATCGTCACCGGGGTCGGAGCCGCATAACTGGCTTCCAGTTTCTTAACATCGTCAGAGATCATCAGGCTCTTCAGATATTCTGCATTGGCAATATCTTTAAACCTTGTTTCAATTCTCTGCCTGTTTGTCCCCGTCAGTGAAATCGGTTTACGCATCTTCTTAGCAGTGGTAAAATAATCCCTGACAGTTGCAAACTCAATATCCTTGATCCCCTCAAAAGCAAGATATTCCTTGCCCCCGACAAGCCCGTTATATTCAAGCACGACCCGTTCATCAATCTGTGAGGCATCGGGATAGATGGTCAATACCTCCGATATTTCATTGCCGGATATGTCCTTCATCTGTATTCTCAGTGATGTTGTAACTGTTGACATTAATTCACCAACATTGATGATAATAACACCCCAGCCTTCATAACAAACCGGGTGAGTGGTATGAGCATAACCGGCTCCGTCCTTTGAATAGAAAAGTTCCATGTCAACAAGTTCGCTGAAAAACAACAGCCAGTATTCATTAGGTACAGGAGTAAAGAACTTGCAGATGTTATTTCTCAGGGTCTTGCTTGCAAATAGTGAGGCATCATTTGTAAGCAGATAACTTGCTATGCTCTCAAGCGCAGGGACATAACGATAAAGACACGATGCAGATGTTGCCCCGGTAGTCGTCACCCCTGCCGCATCCTCATATACTTCTGTGAAATTTACAAAGTAAGGAGCAAGGGGACTGCCTATCGTGGTTCGGTTGGTAGTTATCTTGTATAGATTAAAAGTCCCTGCAAAGTTCTCGCTTGTAGTTCCTCCGAGTATGACCTTTAGGTTTGCCGTAGTAGTAGGCATTAAAAGAACTCCTACATTTCCCGCTACAACTTCCATTTTTGCCCCTCCTGCCTCAAGTTTTACCTGTGGCGATGTTCCACTTGCTGCTAAATCGGGGCAATAGAATAGATATAATTCTCCCGGAGCCATCGCAATAGCGTTACTCTCCAGTTCTGAAAGCACTGTACAGATCGCCGAAGAAATAGCATTGACAGATGTTGTTAAGGTAGTCCACGTCCCCGACCTTGAAGCCCATGAGGTTATTAATTGACTACCTATCGATCCCGTCTTTACAATATCTCCTGAGTCCCTGGCAAAGAGCATTCCCGGAACCAGCGACTTGAGAATATCAGAAAAGTCAAATGAATCAATCCCTTTGGGTTTTTCAACAGTGGCTTTGATGATTCCTTCATGGTAAATATCTGCCCTGACTCTGAGATTAACATGAGTGGAATCTTCAACGAGTGAAGTGACGACAGAAAACAAAGTTGCTTTGTCTATTCTATTGGGGGCGCTATTTAAAGTCAGAGACATGGTTTAGTTTTTATTTAACTCGGCTTGCCACTTGTTGATCAAGACATCGAACTTTGCAACAAGTAGATTATATGACATATCGCTTACTGCTTCGCTGATCTTATCCTCATTTCTCTTAAAGGCTTCCTCTACCCAGTCAAGTCTTTTGCCGGTACTTGAAAATGAATAACTGCCCCGTGTGGGCATTCCCTCTTTCTTCTGAGTGTGAGCAATGGCAAAGGCAATACTCAGCGACCTCTTTTCATCATTAACATTCATTCGTGCCTTAACGTAGTTCTGGAGGGCTGCAATGTAAAGCGATGTCCCCCCCCTGCCAGTCCTTCCGGAAAACGGGATCTTTGCTGATTTGACCCCTGCTGCCTGAATATTGGCATACGGATACATGAAGCCGGAGAGTATAAGTTTATCTGTTTCCTGCTTAACTTTATATTCGATCTCACGAACCACTTTACCATTCATAGAATGCCCTTGCGCTTCCCATTCATTAAGAAGTGCCTCATTGAGAATTTGCTCTAAGCGTTCTATTGATGTACCTATATTCATCAGCAATATAATCTAAGTGTCACTTCATACGAAACCCCGATCTCATGTTCAGGATCTCTGGCTCCAAGTCCGTAATAAACTCCGCTCAGTTCGTTGATATTTACAATCTCCATCTTGCTGTTAGCATCCATTGCCCGAAGATAAACATCAAGATAGCCCTCTATCTGATCCCAGACAGTAATCTTATCCTGACTATTAGGATCATAAAGTTGCATCCCAAATACCTTCAGATTTATTGTTTTGGCTGGCTGAACAGGTGATGTGCGAATATCCTTTTTAAACTTTGCGCCTCCGAGTTCCCAAAGAACGGCAGGATAGGCGATAACCCGGGATGTTCTTAAATACTCCTCCCAATCAAATATGACTTCAGCGATTGATGTTCCTGTCAGTACCGAGAGATTGTTTTTGAGAACTGTTAATGTCATTTTTTAACTGTATTAAATATTGCCGTCCTTTTTCGTTTAACTCGCATTCACACAAAGCGTTCAAAATATGCTCAATCATCCTTACCTTAGTCTCTCTGATTAACCGATCTCTGGAAAGCCAGGTAATGATATGCCTCATAAATCTTCGTTCTCTCCACTTCTTCAACTTTACCAAGTCCTCCATAACCGGCTATTTCATATATCAATCCACGACTGCCAAAGCGTGATAGATCCGCACCCTTTCTACTGTCTCTCGGATTTGTTTTGGCAGACTTCCAAATAACCGGGTAATCATTGTATAGTCGGGTAGTCGTCTGACAGTGTAAAAAAAAACCGACCAGACAATAGACATAGGAACCTTCATCATCAACTCCTCTCTTTCGAGTGCTTTCTTTTCATCGTACTGTTCTCCTTTTTTACGGCAATAAATAGCCATGAAAAGAGCGAGCCGTTTAATATTATCCTTACCTATATTCATTCCCTTTATAAGGTCAGATGCTTCACTGTATGTTATCAGCGGCTCTTCTGCCAGCGGGATAACCTGATCGAGTATCTGAACCGAATGAGGTAATCTGAATGTCTGCCTATCAATCCTGAACTTAGTTATTGTCTTAGGCGTATAGAACTTAATCTGTCCCATGTAATGAATAACTGGAGTATGATAGACTAGAGATAAGACAAATGGCTTAAAGAAATATTCGTAGCGTTTGTTTATTAATTCATCCGACACCTGATTAAGTAATGACATCGGAGCATCTGATAAACATGCAATCACTTTGCGGAAATAAGCAGGAAACGCATCATTCAACTGTTCATCGGTGATCTTTGAAAGGGCATTGATATATTCATCAATGGTATCAGAAGAAAACTTACCATCGGCAATGATATATGACTCATAACCTTCCGGCATAGGGATAGCAGCAAGTTCACAGAACTTACTTAAGGATAGTTCTTCCCATGAGTAGATCCCCTTGTATTTTTTGCCGTTTAAAGTTATTCTTATCATATATTTTCATTGTGCAAGGACGACACTAATATTTATTTACAAGTCTCGACATTACCATATTTTTATCCAAAGTATAGGCACTTAAAAACTTAATTGTTTTAGTCGCACCCCAGCAATATATCTGCCCATTTTTGGCAAGATTTGCTGTCCCATATTTGAATTGCGGTCTTATAACCGGCTCGCTTTCAAAATAAGTTATTGTATCATCCGATGGATCAATTTCCATAATAAATTCATAAGCGCAAGGAACCATATAAATTTTACCATTTGCCCCAAGTATAGTCATTGCAAAATTTTCTCCATTGGTTACTGCATTACAAGCCAAATAACTAACAGTATCATTATTGGTGTTTATTTTAAGAATGCGAGGATCATTGTAGGGGGTGCAATAAATAATTCCGTCCTTAGTACACACACCTGACCACCAGTTAAATATTGCCCTGTTGAATGAACCGAACTCTGTTATTGAATCATCGGCAGGATTGATTTTTGCAACTTTGTTGTATTTATTTGGGATCGCATAGATATAACCATTAGGAGCCAATACAAGTCCTGCGAACAATCCGTCTGGAGAAGATATGGTATAAGCAGAACCGAACTCTGCCATACTGTCATCGGTAGTATCTATCTTTAAAAATTTAGTTTGTTCAAATGGTGCAACATAGATATATTTACCATATCGTAAGCAGGAATAATAAGCCGATGCCGTTGCGTTTGTTCCAAATTTAGCTATTGTTTCTGTTGTAGGATCAAACTTTATAAAGTCTGTTGCATTAAATGGAACACCATAAATAAATCCATTTTCTCCCATACATGCGCATCCGTACTTGTGAACACCCACACCAAAAGAACCTGCGCCAATAATGCTTAAAGTATCGGTATTAGTATCTATCTTAAGCATCCCATCATAAATAAATGGCATGGCGTAAATATTACCCTTGTCTGTTAGCACACCTCCTGCGAAGTTTTCAACAGTATTATAAGATGTTGAAAGATTTGTCACCGCTCTAGTTTGCCCGGTTACTATTTTAAATTGGTTGAGTGTTTTCAGGATATCAGCAATCGCAAAGGTTAGTTTGTTCCAGAATGGATAATTCCAAGTTGAGAGATCCCCACAGTAAGCAAGTGCCTGATTTATCTTACTTATAGGTTGATTTGCAGTCATTACAATTATCTCTTTGATCTTTGTCCATGTATAGTGATCCATTGAATTGGAACCTGTCTTGATAAATGCAATTCCCTCATAACCCGTATTTGCCCATGCCTGAAACTTATTGAAGTCATGTTCCGAGACGTGCCATTGTTTTTTCGTAGTTGCCGAAGTGGAATCATAATACGTTGTTGCCCCCCTTGCGAGTGCGTTCCAGATAGTTGCATTTGACCTATCCCAGAATGCGAGTGAATGTTGAATCATTGCATCTGTATAGTTGACATTTAAAGCATCTCCGGCAAAATCACCAACGGTCTCAAAACCCGAAGGATTAGCAACAGTATGATTATATGTCCCTCCTGAAATCTTCGGAACGGATTGATATTTTAAAGTTGCATTATTTCTTAAAAGAGTATGTCCATTATCGAGGCAGTAAGTTGAACCATAAGCAGAATAAATCTTTGTTGGCGCAATAGTTGCCCCCGCTCCTGAATTTTGCCATGCCGCACTATTAGAAGCATCCAATATATCATAGGCATAAGAAAGATTATTAAAAATATATTTTCTTAGCCATGTAAAGGTACTTCCCGAAACTGTGCCTATATAACCCTCGGAACAATCCCATGAACCGAATATAACAGCAGAGGCGTAATTGAGTTTTACGAAAGTCAATGTTTTGCCTGGCGTTCCTGTAAAGGATGCGGTAACGGTAACTTTCGGAGTAACCGTATTAATTACATTAAGAATAGAGGCATCGGTTAATGCAGTTGAAGGATCGACCACCCATAATTTTTTATTATAAGCTATAAAAACATGGTAATTAGTATCGGCATTCTCAGCACCCGAATTATCGTTATTTCCCCATCCGAAATACCATTTACCCGTATATCCTGATGCCCCCCATGCAAAATAACCCTGTGCGTCATCGAACTCACCCATTGCACCATAATTACTTGCGGCAGGCAGTGTATTTATTCTTCCCCTGAAAACCATTATTGTTGTCGCACCCGGCACAATTCCTGAATCAACATAATAACCATTGGCATAATTGGTCTTTACTGTTGAATAAAGAGGAAGTAATAAACTCGCATCATTCACCGATGGAGTAATGGAGTTAGGTAGTGTCAATCCTGATCTTGTATTCTCTTTGTACCAAAAATCGCTTCGTTTCGTACAGTACGAACTCCACAACTGACCACCAACACCTACGGTTGATACCCCAGTACCCAATGCCGATTTTGTTCCCATGATCTTATGCGCTTATCTGTGTCTTGGTCATAAAGCAATGCAGACTGCCCGATGTGAGTTTTATCGAAGTGATGATATATCCCTTTACCCGGTAGATGCACCCTGCAAATTCTGGATCTGAAACAGTGGTAAGAAACAAGGCGCTTATATCAACCTCTGCGGCTCTGATTGCTGCCAGATTAGCACAGACAGTGTTAATAGGCACTCCCTTGATGGTATCCATCACGGCACCATCAGAGGCATTAAACCCCCAGTACTGCTTGTTGACAACAGCAGTCGTGCCGGTTATATCAAAGGACCCTCCCCTGGCAAGTAGTTCATCGGTCTGTGAATCGTATTTTAAAGTAGCCATAGTATTGTTTTTTAATTATTAAATTCCAAAAGCATTAGTGTTCCAAAGTGGCGTGAATATCCAGTCCGGGTAATCGGTTTTATTGGCAAAAAGAAAGTTATATGCAGAGGCATCAACATTGAAAACACAGGGCAGGTTTGTACCTAGTATCGGCCTTGTGTAAACGGGTTTATATTCAGCAGGTATCTTGCCATAAAGTTCCCTCATTCTCTCCCATGCGGCACATAATTTATTGACAGCAGAAACCCTCTCCCATCCATTGCCCGAAGAAGCCATACTGATCCCGGAGCCGTAGAGCCTTGTTATATCCCTCTCCACGTACTTGAAGAAGACATAATAGGCAATGAGCGACTGCAAACCCGTATTCTTTAAACCCTCCCATTTGATAGTGTAGTCATACCCGTTAAAGGAATGAGTGAATGCCTTGCCGTTGACCAGGTCAATATATTTCTGTGTGACAGGCACTCCATTTGACAGGTCGGCGATAAGCAATGAATAGAGTTTATAACCGAGCAGCGAGATCAGTATTTCTTTTTCGTACTGAGCAATAGCCTGCGCAAGTGATGTGTCGCTTGTCGGCAGGGTCGGGATATTGATTTCTCCAACAAAATATGTACTGTCAATGAATGCCATCTGGTTTACTTTTTACCCTTTTTCGGAGTCGT